CTGAAGCCCTGGCGGAAATTGTGGCGCTTGGCGATGCAACTGACACCGATTGACATCATTGCCGCCGAAAAAGAACTGTGCCGCCGATCACTGGCATACTTTGCACGGCGCGCCTGGCACGTCCTGGAGCCGTCCACGCCGCTCAAGTGGGGCTGGGCACTGGACGCTATCTGTGCGCACCTGGAAGCCGTCACGCGGGGCGACATCAACCGCCTGCTGATGAACGTGCCGCCCGGCACCATGAAGTCGCTGTTGACCGGCGTGATCTGGCCCGCTTGGGAATGGGGGCCTAAAGAATTGCCCCACATGCGGTTCCTTGGCACGGCACACAAGCAAGACTTGGCCGTCCGGGACGCAATGAAATGTCGCCGCCTGATCCAATCGGACTGGTATCAATCACGTTGGCCGATGGTGCTGATGGCGGACAATAACGCCAAGCTCCGGTTTGAAAATGACAAGACAGGTTTCCGGGAAGCGATGGCCTTTGAGGGCATGACCGGATCCCGTGGTGACAGGGTTTTGATTGACGATCCCCACAGCGTTGCAGACGCAAACAGCCCCCAGAAACTTGCTACGGGCGTTGGGACATTCAGGGAAGCCTTACCGTCCCGTGTAAATAACGATGAATCCGCGATTGTGATCATCATGCAGCGATTGCACGAATCCGACGTTTCTACCGTGGCGATTGATCTGGGATACACCCACCTGTGCCTGCCGATGCGGTTTGAATCGGATCGCAGATGCTCTACGCCGTTCTATACCGACCCGCGCACGATCGAAGGCGAACTGCTGTTTCCTGATCGGTTCCCCGAGGACCAAGTGGCGGACCTTGAAAAGACCATGGGCATCTACGCCAGCGCCGGTCAGCTTCAACAACGCCCCGCACCGCGCGGCGGCGGTATGTTCAAGCGGTCAGACTTCCGCGTTATCCAAGCGGAGCCTGCGGGATATCGGTGGGTGCGTGGGTGGGACTTGGCCGCAACCGATGATCCATCAGCGGCCCGTACGGCTGGCGTCAAGATGGGTATCGGCCCGGATAGGCGCCTCTGCATCGCTCATGTCGTTAAAGACCGGGTAAATGCGGCTGGCGTTGAACGGATGCTGGGCAGCACAGCGGCGGCAGACGGGCGGTCGGTTATTGGGTCAATTCCGCAAGATCCGGGCTCTGCTGGTAAATCATGGGCTTTGCATCTTCTCAAATCGGCGCTGATGGGTTACAGTTACACATCAAGCCCTGAGACGGGCGACAAAGAAACGCGCGCAATGCCACTGGCGGCACAGGTCGAGGCCGGAAATGTGGACATTGTGGCAGGCGATTGGAATGGTGATTTCTTGGACGAAGCGGCGACGTTCCCGATGGGTAAGTTCAAAGACCAGATCGACGCTGCGACACGCGCGTTTGACATGCTGGCGGGCGCAAATAATTCATGGGCTGGAACAATATGACAATCATGGACGGCCTGCGCAATATCGTTGCCAACCTCGGAACGGACCGTGACAAGGCGGCGCACAGCCATTATTACAACACCACGATTGCCGACGATCAGCTTGTCGCCATGTACCGCACCAGTGCCATTGCCCGCAACGTGGTGGACCTGCCCGCAGAGGATGCGACCCGCGAATGGCGGGAATGGCAGGCCGATGCGGAACAGATCACGGCAATCGAGGCTGAGGAAAAGCGTCTGGGATTGCAGGGTAAGACGATGCAGAACCTGAAGCGGGCCCGGCTGTTTGGCGGCGCTGCCATATATATCGGCACGCGCGACCTAGACGCATCAAAACCGCTGGATCCGGCCCGGATCGGCAAGGGTGGCCTGCAATATCTCGCCGTATTGAACCGGTCGGAAATTACGGCGGGGGCAATCCAGCGCGACCCGCGCCTGCCTGGGTTTGGCAAACCGGTCATGTATCGGATGAACCCTGCCACCGGCGCATCGGTGGAAATCCACCCCAGCCGCCTTGTCATTGCCACGGGCGAGGAAGTGCCAGACGATAGATACTCAGCACATCCCGGATGGGGTGACAGCACGTTGAACGCCACGATCAGCGCCGTGCGGAACCTGGACGCCACAATCGCCAACGTCGTATCGCTGGTATTTGAAGCCAAAATTGACGTGATCGGCATCAACGGATTCAACGAAGGGCTGCGCAGCGGTGGCCAGTCGTATGAGGATGTTGTGCTGGCCCGAACCAGCCTGACCGCGCGCGGCAAGGGCATCAACGGCGCGCTGCTGATGGACGCCGAGGACACATACGATCAGAAAACCGCAAGCTTTGCCACGCTGCCGGACATCATTGATCGCTTCATGCAGATGGTGGCGTCTGCATCTGGCATACCTATGACCCGGCTGTTTGGCATTTCAGCGGCTGGATTGAACGCAACAGGCGCGGGCGATGAGAAAGTTTATTTTGATCGGGTCCGCGTCATGCAAACGCTTGATTTGGACCCGGCCATGGAAATTTTGAATGAATGCCTGATCCGGTCGGCGCTGGGCAATCGCCCGCCCGAATTGCATTGGACGTGGCGCCCGCTATTCCAGCCAACGGCAAAAGAACGGGCCGACATGGGTAAAGTTCTGGTTGACAGCGTGAAAGTTCTTTATGACATGGACATCTTGCCAGAAGAGGCGCTTGCGGATACAATCGTAAACACACTGACCGAAAGCGGGGCATTCCCGGGGCTTGAGGGCAAAGTGAAAGAGTTTTTTAACGTGGTGGAGTCAGACGAATGAAAATGACAGACGCAGCCACGCTTACAGGTGCCCGCGTCACAGACGAGGGCTATCTTGTCGCCAATGTTCGCACCGCCCGCATCGGCACGCAAGATTATCTTGGCTCTGAGTTGGACCGTCCCGATTTGGAAAAGGTGACAGTTTACCGCGACGAGTCGGAGGTGTTCCGCAAGGCATCGCTGCAAACCTTCGGCATGTTGCCGGTCACTGATGACCACCCCGCTGATCTGGTAACGGCTGACACGGCCCGGATGGTGTCGGTTGGCACGACAAACGAGGAAGTTTTACGCGACGGTGAGTACCTGCGGATCGGGATCAAGCTGACCGACGCCGCCACGATCCGCAAAGTGCAGGACGGCAAGCGTGAATTGAGCGTTGGATATGTGTCGGAACTGGTCTGGGGCGACGGCATCGCGCCGGACGGGACCGCGTATCAGGCGCGGCAAACAAACATCGTGGGAAACCACATCGCTATTGTGGCAGCCGGACGCGCTGGCCCACTGGCAAGAATCGGTGACAGTCAACCAATCACTGTAGCGCGGTGGGGCGCATCCCCCATCACAGACGAAAAGGACGTAATCATGGCAGACGCCATCCAAACGCGGACAGTCCTGATTGACGGTCTCTCCGTCGTCACGACCGACGCGGGCGCGCAGGCGCTTGAAAAGCTGCAAAAAACCATCACCGATGGCCAGACGGCACTGGCCGCCAAGGACGGCGAAATGGCGGCCAAGGACGTCGAACTGGCGGCCAAGGACGCCAAGATTGCCGAAATGACCAAGGCCACATTGTCCGACGCGGATCTTGACGCCAAGGTCGCTGCCCGCGCTGATCTGATCGGCAAGGCCAAGGCAATCGCCAAGGACGTGGCAACCACCGGTCTGTCTGACGCTGCCATTCGCAAGGCCGCTGTCGTGGCGGTTCTGGGCGATGCTGCAATTGCCGGCAAATCCGACGCCTATGTCGATGCGCGCTTTGACATTCTGTCAGAGGATGCGGCCAAGGGCGACCCGGTGGCCGATGCCCTTAAGCAGGCACCCGCGCAAGTCACCAGCTTGGACGACGCCTATGCGGCCCGTGACACCGCACTGAACGACGCATGGAAACCCGCAATCGTAAAGGGGGCTTAAATTATGCCTATTTCTGATACCGTTGGCACATATTCGGGCCAAACCGCTCTGGGGTATGCTGGCATGATTGCCGAAGCCCAGATGATCAAGGACGTTGCATCCAAAGCAGTCACAACCGCAGTGGTACCTTTCGGGCGTGCTGTTGGACGTGATGGCACGAGTCCCAACACCGTCAAACTTGGCGGCACCGGCTTTGAGGGCATCACCGTTGCAGACAAAACCCGCACCGACGATCAGTATGCAATCGGTGAAATGGCAGGGGTTTTGCGCAAAGGCACAATCTGGGTCGTTGCTGATGGCGCCGTGACTACCGCCGGTCCAGTGACATTCACTGTCGCCACCGGCGTCATTGGCGCAAGGGAAGTTGCCTCAGGTATTGTGGCAATTGCCGGTGCAAAATTTGAAACGGCAGGCGCTGATGGCGATCTTGTCCGCGTCTATCTGCCGTAAGGAGGCATCAACATGAACAAACAGATGATCATGGACGCGCCAGCCGCACTTGGCTTTGTCGTTTCCCAACGTTCGCACATCGAAACCGAAGTGCTGAAAAAACCATACCCGGCGATTCGCTACGCCGAGTTGATTCCGGTCGATACATCGGCCAACCCCTTCGCGGCATCCGTAACGTTCTTTTCTCAGGACGCTGTGGGTCGGGCGAAATTCATCAACGGCAAAGGAGATGACATCCCGCTGGTGAATATCACAGGTTCCAAGTTTGAGCAGACCGTCAACATGGCGGGCGTGGGCTATTCCTTCTCACTTGAAGAAATCGGCGCGGCTCAGATGATGGGCAGCAACCTTTCATCTGACGGGGCCGACGCGGCACGTCTTGCTTACGAGCAATTCGTGGATGAGGTGGCTTTTGTTGGTGACACCACAATCGGCGTTGAGGGTCTCTACAACACTACGGGCATCACGTCCGTGGCTGCAGGTGCTACGTTTGCAGCGTCTACCCCTCAAGCTGTTCTGGCGATCATCAACACCGCTCTGACTGGCATCATGACTGCCACACAGGGCATTGAGATGGCAGACACTGTTGCGCTGCCATTGGCTGCCTATGGTGACGTTGCAACCCGCCAGATTGCACCGGAAAGCAGCATGACGATCTTGCAGTTTATTCAGCAGGCAAACGTCTACACTGCCATGACGGGCCGCCCTCTGACCATCGTTGGCGACCGCCGACTGACTACAAAGATGGTATCATACCGCCGTGATCCGGGCGTGTTGAAACTGTCCATGCCTATGCCTCTGCAATTCATTCCTCCGCAGACGGTGAACCTTGAGGTTAAGGTGCTGGGCATGTTCCGGTTTGCGCCGGTCAATATCCGTCGTCCTGGCGCTGTGCGCTATACGACGGGCGTGGTTGCATAATGACCATCCACTCTAACACATCGGGCGGGTTGTTAATCCTGCCCGATGGCACCGAGATTGCTAACGGTGCTAATGCAGAGATTCCTGCCGCAATGGCAAAGAATGCGGGCGTTGCAGAATGGTTGGCGAGCGGTTGGCTTGTGCCAGTGAAAGCTGACGCCAAGGTCGCACAGCCTGCAATGCCGACCGGCAAGAAATAACCAACGGGCGGGCTGTCATGGTCCGCCCGAGCAACCATAGGGGCGTCACATGATCGGCACCGTCACAGCACTGATCGCATATGCCGGGGCGCGCGGCACGGTAATCGCTGACAACGCCGCAACGCTGCAGGCGCTGGTCCGGGCGTCAGATTACATCCAATTCACATATCTAACCGGATCGACCTGCACCGTTGCCAGCGACAATGTTGAGGAAGCCACATACGAGGCGGCCATTGCCGAGGTGGCTGCGCCGGGCATCTGGACCAAGACATTCACGCCAGCCGATCAGAAAGTTCTTGTCGGCGTGGGCGATATTAAATGGCAGGTGACGGGTGACGCCAGCAAGGGCGGCACATCTGTTCCAAGATCCACGAAAATCGAAACCATGCTACGTCAGTGCATCGGCGGGGGGCTCTATGGCTACTCGACCGGCCCGAGGCTGGTATGAGCGGGGCAGCCATAGCCGCTGAGGTCGCACTGGCCTATGCTGAGGCAGGCCGTGACGCGGGCGACGGGCTTGGGGCGGTGTCTGTCACGATCAGTCGGCCAGGGCAGCCCACGGGGCCGGAATGGAACCCTACGCCGGGTGCGCCAGTGTTTCACACCTTCACGGCCAAGCCATCCGCCAAGGCTTACACGCAGCGGACAGGCTTGGCATTGGGTGCGGGTGAGTTGGTCTATTCGCTGGTGAACCGCGGCGTGACGATCACCCCTAGCACATCGGATGTGCTGACAATCGGCGGCGTAAATTGGCCCGTGCAGGAGGTTATCCCGATGGACTCGGCGGGCTATGTGATATCGTGGCTGGTGAAGGTGGCAAAATGACCGTTGTTCCGGCACGCGTTGATCTGAAAATCTACCAAGGCTCTGACTTTTTGCAGGTCGTGACATTCCTGCAAACCGCGGGCGGAACGCCTGTCGATCTGACGGGGCTGACCGGGCGTATGCAAATTCGCCAGACTCTGGCATCCTCTGAAATTATTATGGACCTGACCACTGCCAACGGGCGGCTGGCGTTTGGCGGCGCGACTGGTGTTGTGACAATGACGCTGACCGCAGCGGAAACCGCCACGATCCTGACAGACGGGGTTTACGATCTGGAGTTTGTCACCAGCGCGACCAGTGCGGCCCGTTGGCTTGAGGGTCTTGTGATTCTCAGCAAGGAGGTCACGCGATGACCGCCGTCGTAGTCCAGCAGGCCGCGCCGCCGCAGGTTGTCGTTTCGCTACCTGCCGCACCCGTGGCAGTCACTATTGGCATTCAGGGGCCGCCGGGCGCGGATGGCACATCTACGCTCACAATCGACCCACAGGCAGGCAATCTCCTAACCACAAGCTCAGCGGGCCTTTTTGTAAACGGCGCGTTAGACCTCGGAACTTTTAACTAGATCGTAAAGGAATATCTCAATGCCATCAGTTCAGCAGAAACGCGGCCTCTTCGCCAACCTCCCGTCATCGGCCCTCTTGCCTGGTCAGATATTCGTCACGACTGACCGTCAGACAGCGCACTTCCCGACAGACACCACAACAATGGTGCCTGTGGTTCCTGCCATTGATGCTTTAACCGCGATTGGTACGGTTGCAGG